TAATTTTCGGTGGCTTTATTTAGGTTTGATTGAAGTTTATTTCTTACATTAGGGCTCGTTGATCGTGCAAGTTCATTTTTAAGCTTTTCTATGTTTCTATTTTTAGTATTCATAGTAGTTTTAAGGTTACCCATTTCTTCGCGCATTCTATTCATGTTTTCAGTGTTTCGACTAACACGTTGTTTCAAATTATTGCGCTCTTTCTCCAAAGCATTTCTCTCAGCGTTTGAAAGACCAGATTTACTCAATTGGTTCTCTAAATTTTGTATTTTAGTTGTGAGTTCATTTTTATTTTTTTCCGCCTTGGTTAGCTGGTTTTTCAATTTTTCCACTTGATTAGTCGCGCCCTCGCCATTTTTTGTTTTCATTTGATTAATCTTAGCGAGTTCCGTATTCAAGTTAATTTTGTTTATGTTGTTGGAACTCTTTTTACTGAACTCGTTTAAATACTCTTTCTTTGAGGCGTTGCTTATTTTACCCGAGCTAACCTCTTTGTCTATGTTCATGAGTTTTTTGAGTGTAGCGAGTGCACTTTCTCCATACTTTTGAAACTGTTCGTTGGATGCACGTTTGATCTCTTCATTTTTTATAGCATTTACGTACACTTCTTTGATTTTTTCTAGTCTCTCGGCTTCACTCTTTTTACTGAGTATTCGATGTTCGAAAGAATTGAAATTACTAGATATGGCCGCCTTCGCTTGCGAGTTATACACGGTACCGTTTTTCACATTTTGGATGTGTTTCGCAGTTTTCTTAAGGAACTCGTTTCTCACACCCATATCACTAGACAAGCGTTTTGCCTTTTCGGCTTGAAACTTGACTAATTTTTCGATCGTCTCGCGCTTGAGTTCTTCGGCGCTTTTAGTCGCGGGACCCGCGCGTTTCATCATTTGTGCGAGTCGGTTATTCGCGTTCGGTCTCCGGTTTCTACCGAGCGCACCCACGAGCGTCTTGAATCGGTTATTTTCTCTCCCGCGTCTGGCCGCGTTGTTTTCACGCGCGCGTTCACGAACCGCGGCTTCGTAATAACTCCCAGTTTTTCTTGGTTCGGTGTTTCTGTTCCCGTTCCCGTTTCGGTTCCTGTTTTGGTTTCGGTTCCCGTTCCCGTTCCCGTTTTGGTTTCGGTTCCCGTTTTGGTTTCGGTTACCAAGAGACTGGGATTCACGGGAAATGTTACTGAGCGTCTTGTTTTCGTTATTGTTGTTACGAACACTTTTATTGTTGTTGTTACGAACGCCGTTATTGTTGTTGTTGTTACGAACACCGTTATTGTTGACGTTGTTCACGTTCAGGTTATTTGGGTAATTGTTGTTGGTATTGACGGAAACCCGGCGCGTAGACCTCGTGGGTGGTCTAACGTGGAGTTTGATGGGCTCGTGAATCTTTTTAGACTTCAAAATACCTTCGATGGATTCTATTATGTCATCCTTCGTCATCTTATCGAACTTAGATAAACCAACTTTGCGCGCGACGCGTTTAAGCTGGGACGACGTAGACGAAGAGCTAAACAAGGTTTCGAAATCTTTCGTGCTCAAAGGTGACTTTCTGTCGATCATGTACATGCCATCTTTAGACAGAACCAAAGGCGGGAGAGGGAGTTTATCCTCCTGGATGGCGGAGTACGCATTGCAAATTTGCTCTCGTGTGAGGTTGAGCTCTGCACCCGTGTTTTGCTTCACGAGCTTTTTTAGATTTTTTATGTCAATCCTCGGATCGCACGCGTCCATATTGATATAAACCAACAAAAAATTACGAAGTACCCATTAAGTACATTCGTATCTTGTCCTCGTAACACATATTGAAATCAAATATATCCATGTCATCTACGTCTATTATTTTGTTCACCTGGTACGTGAGTGTGTAGTCGTATCTGTTGTTTAAATTCGCCATGATGAGCGCTTCCGCGAAAGCGCGTGGATTATCTATGGTTTCTATGTATTTCGTCTTACACTTTATCTGTATACAATGGACATCGTGTGGTGGTTTATCTAAAAACGGTGCGAGTGGTAAAGATTCTACTGTACCGCCATCGACGTACGTCTTATCCATGTATTTTCTGGACGAAAACACGAATGGAATGGCGATGCTCATACACACGGCGTCGATCACTTTCATGTCGGGGTGTGTATCGACCGAAAAGTAATCCGTCGTGCTCGTGTTCACACAAAATGCGGACACATGTATCTTCTTACTGAGTTGACTAAACGTGGGATCACACCCACATATCTCTATGAGCTTCCTTCTCATGGGCTCAAGGTCCACGAGACCAAATTTGTGTAAAAAACATTTCAAATTCAATTTCACTAAATCTGAAATGTTCAACCGTAATGATGTATCTATGATGTCGTCGACACTCTTTCCGAGCGCTAACATTAAAGCGAGTATGGAACCCGCCGAAGCGCCTGAAATTTCTTGAATGTCGACCAATTTATCTTCTATGGTCTTCAGGTGTCCGAGCATCGCGAAGATGCCCATCGCACCCGGACCTATCGCCAAATATTTCATGGATGGTCACCTAATAGTACTTAGGAAATTGCTTTCTCAAAAGAGCGAACACGAGCGCGAAAACGACGGCGTGGACGAGGGCAGCCGCTGGGCTGGTTTGTCCGGAGGTGAAGACACCCTTGGAGCCTGGTGGCAAAGTGAGCAACATACCTGGGCTCAAGACCAAGAACAAAGTGGTGGTCACGATGAGGTCGGTCTTGGTGAGAACGAGACCCATAGCCTTCGCGATCATCGAGTACACGAGGAAGAACACAAGGGCGTGGAACAAGACCGCGGTGCGACCGGTGAGACCGTTGCGGAACTTGATGCTGGTGCCATCGGTTCTGAGAATGATACCTGGGCTAAGCGCGAGGAAGAGGGCAGCTGGGATGGCAACTTTTTGGGAAGTGATATCTGGAAGCATGTTTATATTATATCATATTATAATTCTATGGCTCTATCATCTGAAAAACGGTAACAAAATTCGATAAAATCGTGGTACTTGGCATCTTTCAGAATATGGTGTTCTAGATACCTGTCGTGAAGGTATGTCTTGAGTAGATTCCACATCCACCAAAGATCATCGTCGAAATGACCTCCCCAATCGTCGATGTGAAGAGGTTTATTCATTTGAATTTCGTATTCATCGTCATCGCTGTATTCATTATCACTCATACGTTCCGCCGCGTGGGCGTATTCGTTCCACACCATTACTTTCGATCCTTGATTCCAGTGAGGGAAAGTGAGGTAGATTCCTTTACTGGTAGGTTATCGAGTATAGCCTTTAACACACTTTCGGCTTGTTGTTCGTTACCTTTGAAGTAGTTCACTAGACCTTCCATGACGGTGGTCTTGTTGAGACCAGTCTTTCTGGCGCTTTTACGAACGGAAATCTTCCCCTTCTTGAGGTTAATGGCGTCTAGACCGTTATCCATCATGAGCTTCTTTACTTGCAATTTGAGGGACTTTTCGGCCTGAACGAGGATCTTAATATCTTCTCGGGCTTCTGTAATTTGCTTGTTTAATTCAACCAACTTAGAGACGCTGTTTGAGAGTTCGTCTGATGGAACTTGAGACATTTTATATATACCTAATACCTTATTTCTTTAAGTTTACGCGCACAAACCACGTTGCATGGTGTCTGGGGCGATGGTGGAGTTGTTCCACACGAAAGCATCCTTTGGATTTGGTGGGTCCGCGCGGATTTGTTGGTTCGCGTTGCGAAGGGCACCACCGATGGTTTCTGGGAAGCCAATTTGTTGGCGTGGTTCAAGGAAGTTTTGGCCGGAGAGAATGTCATCTGGAGCAAACTCACCGAAATCCTCCTGAGGCGCGACTTCACGTGGCAACAAAGAAGACGCGAGGCCGGTACCCGCCTTCATTTCACAGCCAACGCCGGCTTCCGCGGATGGACCGACGGCATCGATGCCGCCGATCATGGCGTATTCTTGATCCTTAACGCTGTAGGTGGAACGGTTGTTCACGACCATGAGGTAGATAACGGCCGCGATGGCGAGGGCGATGAGCGCCTGGCGGGGCGTGACCTTTTTCATCTTCATCTTCATCTTTTATATATAGAAACAATTTTTTTATTCATCGTCTTCAATCACATAGTCATCTGGGTACGCCTCGATTTCTGGTTCTGGTTCTGGGACAACCTCGGGTTCTGGCTCTGGTTCTGGAGTTGGCTCTGGAACTGGGTTGAGCTTCACCTGAACGAGGTTCCATGTTGGACCAAACGCCTTCTTCGCGAACCAAAGACCCGCGTATTCGAGCATGACCGAGCACTCCGTGCCTGGAGTCAACACCTCGAAGTCGACGAGCTCCTTCTTCGCATCGAAAACCTTGGTAGCGCTGATGCGATCCGCAGAAAGGGTGTCTTCCTTCGTGTAAACCTTGTTGATGGTTTGTTCTGGAAGTTGCTTACCGAACCAAGTCTTGCTGTTTTCGATGGCCGATTCTACATTCTTGGTGTGAATGGCTTCGACCTTTTCGACACCACTCGCGTTGGAGAGGTCGAAGGTGACATCCGTGTCTACATCAACGACCTTCGCATTCTTCACCTGAACGTAACAGCGCTTCTTTTCTTCTGTGAGTGCGCTCACGTGGTAGAGACCGTCTTCGCCTTTGGAGAGGGAACCGTAAATCATTTTATAGGTCATATATGGTTCAAATCTTTAACCCCTACAAATGGTATAGTGGCTGATTTACGTAAGACTTGTCTGGGGACCCAGGAATCACGCACTGGTTTGAAACCGTACAATGTTTCTTCCATCTTAAGCTTTGGTGGAAGTGGAAGGGGGCGTTTTGGTCTATAGTTAAATTCGTTTTTAACGTATGAGTTTGATTTGTTCTCGACCCAATCGAGTTTTTCTGTGTTAAATCGCATGTTTCCGTGTGTCCTGGAGTACCCCGAAATATTACCAACATTTTGTGATGCCTTCAACCCAAATACGTATTGTTTTGATAGCTTATCTGGGTCTGGTGTAGTAGTAAACTTTTCATACTTTCTTGGATTTATCTTTGTCGCCTGTTTAACACCAACTTTCTTGAAAGTCTTGTGGACCTTAGGCTTCTTGCTGAGTGGTATGCCCACCTTTTTCATGATGGTCTCCATCGAATCGTTTGGAAGAATCCTCTTTCGGGTCACGAGCTTCGCGAGTTTAATCATCCTGTTTCTGTCCTTTTCTCTCTTTTCTGGGGGGCGAAGACCGAGCTTTTGCATGGTGTACGCGTCTTCAATCAAGAACTTTTTGGAGGCCAATTTAATGTTATCGAACTTACCGATGACGTACTTACCCGTGATTTTGAATATGTCGAACGCTTGAACACGCTCATCACCCACGTCGAAACCAAATTCATTCGGGCGCATGAAAGCTATGTCGAGCATACCACCTATGTTTACGTCTTCGATTCTCCCGGTCTTTGGCGAAAACAGGCGGATTTTCATGTCCAGTGTAAACAGTTCTATGTCTGCGAGCGTATCTGGGCCTTTCGAAGAACCCTTCTTTTTTGGGATCAGTGAGTATCTTCGTGTGACGTATGGACCAGTGTTTCCATATCCAAAACCAATGAACTTGCCTGGTTTGCCTCGTCTATCGTAACATATCTTGGCGAAACGCGTGTTTATACGCTTCGCTATCTCACCGAGTTTGTTCCACAACAAGAGTTTGACAGCCTGAAGCTTTCCGAAAAACTTTTCGTCTGGTTTGAATCTGGGTACAAACTTCGTGTCTATGTCGAGTGTCATGATCCGATCCTTTGGTTCGAGGTATGAATTGACTGCATCACCACCTGAGAGTATTAAGTCACCCATTGGGTTCATAAACTCAGTGAGCTCATCTATCACGGTATAGAGTTCATATCGTATAGCGTCAGTGATGATGACACCCGCAAAATCTTTGAAATCTGCGTCTTTGTGAACGCGGTGAAGTCTCGCTCTGAACTTGGTGACGTTGTCTGCGTCATAGAATTTTTTCAGAACGGGGTCGTTGAAAAACAGCTTCTTTTTCCTGAACCTGCTTATGACACCCGGAGAGTATTCCGTCTCATCCATCTTATTAATATATCACATAATATTATGAAGTCTTGCAGTGAGTGTAGATGCTACTCTTACATTGAAGATGAAACGAAACAGATATGTGGTGTGAAGGCGAGTGGGTACATATTCCCATGTACAAATCCAGAGTGCTGTGTGGGTGGGTGTGTAAAGACATACGGAAAGGGGCACATGATTCCTGAAACGGACTTGAAAACACCTATGATATTACTAGTTGTTGTTGTGTTGTTAACACTCGTAGCAACAAGCTTAAAGATGTGATACCTAAGTAAGACATAACAAGATGTCTCTTGAAACTGTCCTCACCGAAATTGCCGCCCTCCGCAACGACGTCAAGTCCTTGACCAAGATCGTTCGTAAGATCAAGGCCAAGCAAGACGACCCAGACGGAACCAAAGCTGCTTCCCGTGCGAAGAACAACGGCTTCAACCGCGAACAAGCCATCTCTCCAAAGCTCGCTGAGTTTCTCGGAGTCGAAGCCGATAAGCTCGTCTCCCGTAGCTTCGTTACCCGCGCGATTAACGCGTACGTTACTGAAAAGGGTCTCAAGCACCCAGACAACGGTCGCGTTCTTGTTCTTGACGACAAGCTCCGTGATCTTCTTCAACCACCTGCGGACACGCAAATCACGTTCTTGAACTTGCAAAAGTACTTGAGCCCACACTACACCAAGGTTGAACAAAAGGCTTAAAAAATACATCATAAAAAACAATAAATGATTATCGATAGGGAATCGGTCGAAATCCTTGTTGGTACAAAGATATCTAAGATAGATTTGTACCAAAAAGCTTTTACTCATAAATCCGCTATAAAGGAGAATGAAAACTTAGAATCGTTTGAGACTTTAGAATTCATTGGTGATTCCGTGTTAGGTTTTGTCATCACAAAGTTTCTGTTTGACAGGTATGAAAAACAGAAAGAGGGTTTTCTTACGAAGGCGAGAACAAAGCTCGTGCGTGGAGAAACACTCGCGAAGATTGCCATGAAGTTGGAGATGTACAAATGGATTCAGATGGACGAGAAGGGTATGCGTAACGAATGGTTCAAAAATCCAAAAATTCTTGAAGATGTGTTTGAAGCGTTCATCGGGGCTATTTACATGGACCTAGGTTTGTTACACGCGAAACGATTTATTTTGAATATTTATGAAAATCCGGAACTCGTAGACATGCGCGCTATCATGGTGGATGATAACTACAAGGACCACTTAATGCGGTATTGTCAAACACATGGACACCCGTTACCAGATTACCGTGTCATATCTCATGATAACGGCATGTTTTGTGTAGACGTGTACGTGAATGACGTGATTTTGGGTCGCGGATTTGCAAAGAATAAAAAGCAAGCCGAACAAAACGCCGCGAAATATTTTTTCTATCCAATTTGTAACAAACGATGAATATCCCCGTAATATTTATAGCGGTCAGTTTGTTTTTTAGACACTCAAAGACTCCTACACAATATTCAAAGGAGGCATTAATAGATGAGTGTAAGAGACTGGGTGCACCGTGTGATGGTACGTCTAGAATATTACGTCACAGAATCAGTCGCTTAAAAAGTAGGTTGTAATACACATTAGGATGCACCCAAACGTCGCGAGGCTCATTAAAAAGACTTATGCGGAACAGAGGTCGCAAGAATGGCTCGACTTGAGAAAAAACATGCTCACAGCGAGTGACTGTGCCACTGCCATAGGCGAAAACAAATACGAAAAACCATTCGATCTTCTCCTCAAAAAATGTGGCAAAGGAAAACCCTTCACGGGGAATGCAGCCACCGAACACGGTAACAAATACGAAGACGAAGCGCGCATTCTATACGAACAGAGACACAATGAGGTCGTACACGAGATTGGCCTCGAACCGCACCCAAAACACCCGTGGCTCGGTGGTTCACCCGATGGTATCACGGAGAGTGGAAAGCTCGTAGAAATCAAGTGTCCCATGTCCCGTGAAATTTTACCAGAAGTTCCGCGTCATTATATGCCTCAATTGCAGTTATGTATGGAGGTACTTGACTTAGAAGAG